GCTCAACCTGCTTCATGAGGTCTTCTAATTCCGGAACTGACATTCTTCGAAGGAGATTTGAGAATATCTTGTGATTTCCAAACTTTAGCCTTACTCTCCTCAAACTTTGAGCAACAGTAGGGTCTCTAGTATCTTCATTGAACATTTCCAGCTCTGCATTGTTCAATCTGTTAGACCCAACTCCATAGCCATATTCTGTGTCTTTGTGGTACTTGTACAACATAAAATCTACTCCAGTTATCCCAGCATTACAATCAGAATCTAATGGAAAATATCCAAGGGCTGGATCTTTCAATCTCATCAACATATCCGAAGACTCTTTTGCTAACTGATGATTAGACAATCCTAGCATGTGATAGTGCATCCAAGCTTGGCATTCTTGGATAACAGCTGTTTCAAGTACTCTACCTCCAGATTCTATAACATTGGTTGCAGTTCCATAAAAGTTGTGCACTCTATCTATGAACTTTTCTACTACTCCTGTCTCTAAACATGCTGTTACCCACCTGAAAGTGGGCATTATAGAATTTTTCCTGGTGTACCATTCAGAATTGTACTCTATCATATCAGAAGATCCAATGCAAGATTTCGCTCTACTTGTATATATACCTATGTGCTTTGACAAGTTTTCCTTCCAATGTAGCATCGTCACAGCAGTTTTAAGCAATGCTTTTACAGGCTTTCCTGATACTGATATTAGTTCAGCTGAATCATCACTACCTTGAGCCATTGTTATGACAGATTTTATCCCCTGAGTTCTAAGTACTCTGCTTTGTAGTATCACCATGGCTTCTTGTATTATACCATGCACAAATGAACTAGTGTAATGTAAAATACCTTGCATCATTCCTGACTTTATTATCATTCTGTTACTCATTGCATCTCCTGAAAATATCCCTGTTCCAGTAAAGAATTCTTTCCTCATCCTCTCATATATGGGATTTGATTTAACTTCCTTATTCGACATGAAGTTAGCAACAAATTGTATAGGGAAGCATATAACTTTCTTTGTCCATAGTGATAGGATTCTTAAGACCGGCTTTGCTAGCCAAGCTGGTAAGAAACAGGATAAAGCAGCAGCAAACTTGGATGCATGATTCCTCTGACACCACTTGGCAGCATCAGCAGACTTGCCAACAGTAATTCTATAAGTGTCTAGCTCAGCTTCAGATCTAGCATAATGAGTTTTCACAAAAGATGATTTCCACTTTGGATGCATAAGAGTATCAGATGGTATCATATCACATAAAGATCTTGAGATGTGTTCTACAAATAGCTGACAAACCCTCATGGTTATTTCTAGAACATGGATTTCTCTATCTCCACCATGCTGTGGTTTGGGGAATATGTCAGAAAAGAAGTATCCTCTCTTTTCTATTTTTGCTAAGCACCAAGGAACAATTTGGATAATGTGCCTCACATCTGACTGTTTGGTGTCTTTCATATATTCATCAAGGAGGGAGGTTAGGGACTCCATAACCCTGGGCCTAGAAGCAACATCATCAGGGTTTAGAAGTACTAGTCTTTCTTTTATCTCCTCAGTAGTCATTGTGGGATCAACACTGGGAACTCTCAATTGACCTTCATAATTTCTGGAACTAACCTTTAGAGTAGCCAATTCTTGGAAAGATATTTTTGATAGTCGTTCTATAATTTTCTTTTCCATGACAGATCTCCATTCATCTCCATAGTTATCTTTCATCCTCTCAGTCATAATATAACAAAGGACTCTCAGCATGGGTAGGTTAGTTTGATTAGTTTTAGTCTCATGATCATGTGAGAATTCTGCATAATTATTGTCCCTATATGCATACTCTTGCTGCACAATCTTTTTCATTATTTTAAAATTCCTATCTC